ATCCAAGCCATTAATGATAGCATCCATGTCGGCGATAAGCCGGTCACGGCGGTACGTGTCATGCATCGCGTCATGTTGCCCATACGTCGCCCATGACACCTCGCGTATGTCCGGTGCAGTGGCTGGCCACGATGCCTTAATGGGGCGCAATGCCGCATTGTTCACCTGTAACGCGGTATGTAATTGCATGATTTTCATGACGCATCCCTTGAAAGTGTGGGCTGAAAATTCCCCAATGTTGGAGAAAATCCAGCCCGATATGTTCAATTACGCAGCCTTTCGCGCCGCTTTTGCCTTCACGTTCATGGCGATGGCCCGAGCGATCTCCGCTTGTGCTTCCACGGTAAAGTTGCGAGTGATCAAGGCGACCACTTCATGTGGTGCGAGATCGGCGAAGTTTTCGCCTTTGCCTTCGCTTGCACCTTCGCCTTCGCTTGCACCTTCGCCTTCGCTTGCACCTTCGCTTGCATCCTTGGCATCCTTTTCCGCCTTCTTCGCGGCTTTATCACAAGCTTGCTTGAGAGCGGTTAGCGACGTGAAACCACGCTTGGAAGCTTGCAGAACACCTTGGACAAGATCACTCTCACCTTCTCGGGCAAACCACAGCGCATCGCTGCGACGCTGGCCGGGTATCACGTCAAGCTTGTGTGCCTTCACAACCGCCTTGTCCAGATACGTACCAGGATTTTCAGAATAAAGCTGCACAAGTAGTTTGCCGAGGCGATTGTCGAAACCGCCATCGGCGATGTCGCGTTTGAACACACGCCGATCAGCAGCCTCACGCTTGAGCCACAACGTGGCGAGTTCATGCCCTTCGGTCTCGGTGGCGGTGTTGGTGGCGGTGGTGGTGTTGGTGTTGGTGGTCATTTCCAGTACCCCTAAGGTTGATAACACTTTCACTAGTTCAAGTGTTATCAACCTAAGGGGTACTAAGGGGGTTGTCAAGCGGGTTTTTTGGCAAAAATTGCGTTTTGGCGACAAAAACCATGCCAGACTTTCCCGCGCGAAAAGTGTGTAACACTTTTTCTTGCGTGAAGTCGCGCACGTATACGAGGCATTTTTCCCCAATGTTGGGGGATTTATGGCAGTGACCATTGGCGGTGTGGGGTGGTGTGTTTTTAAGCGGCATTTCAAAGCAGGGATATGTCGACGGTCATCGCAGATTTCACACCCTTCCACAACTCAAGCTGGCATCGCCACGCTGCACTCGCCGTGATTTACAATCACTTCTCACGCATATGTCACATTATGTGGGTCATTGCGTGTGAGGCACATTATGTGGGGCGAAACGCGCCCCCTCGCGGGCACATAACGTGGCGCGGCGCGCGGGTGATGCGGGGGCGGGCATGGGCCACCGGGGGGTCTAGCGTTAGTATATACATAGAAACACACAGATTTGAAAATATCGTTGTTAACCACACAAAGAAGTGACAACATACTAAACACAAGCATATGCACACACGTAAATATTTGTGATATAAATGCAACACTGCACGTATAAAGTTATAACACATGTTCTGCATTGTGAAAAAACTTATACTTTTTATGCCCGCAGCTATATATTTCTGTTGACAATCGGCTGCGAATATGGTATAACTATATACATATTAAACTATAGCACTTAGATATACACTTACACCTATCTGTATTATAACTATAATACATATAACTTATATATTATAGCTATTGACTTACGTATCTGTTTATGGTATAACTATATACAGTATGCTATTAATTTATAAACAACCTCTGCACATCCGTATATACTACTATATGCCTGACTATACTTCCCTGTTACAAGAGTTTAATTGGGTAACAGAAGACGTAGTTCCAGAATATCCCCGTATTAAAAAGTTTTTGACCTATTGGAAGAATAACATTGAAGCTGTAATTCACACTATAGAGATTAATAAATAAGATGAACAACGAAAATATCTTAAAACAATTTTATAAAACTTTAAACAAAGTTAATAACGTCCGTAATTCTAAAAATATCTTTAACGATCTTTATCTACCACACAGCGATGTTTACTATGTCCAAAAAGCTATTGAACAACGCTCTAAGATTTCTATACCTCTACACGAAATAGAAACTCGTATGCGCCAGCTAGGCTGGTTACCAAAGGAAATTTAAAATGGGATTTGTATCGAGTGTAGTTAAAGCTGCTAAAGCTGCTGCTAAAACTGCTGGTAAAACTGCTGACCTAGCAGTTCAAGATAGACTATCCCGCATGTTAAAACGTACACTGGATGATGGTAAGAAATTAACGGCTGCTCAAAAAGATTTTTTATCTAGTCTAAACCCTAGTGATACTAAATCTAAACTAATGATTACTCAAATTAAACAAGCAGACAAAAAAATTACTAAAGAATTAACTACAGGTCGTGAGAGTAAACGTGCTCCTTCAGTTAGTAACAAAAGAGCAGGAAGTCGGACTTCAGAAGCATTTCCACTTGAAGATAGTGCAGTAAATGCTAGTGACCGTACTGGAGCAGCAAAAGTTCTCGCTAATAAAGATTTTGCTGATAGCACAGTTTTAGAAGCGGGGCAGAACCAACGCTCCAGAGATAGAGCAAAAGAATTTGTTCGTATCGAACGAATCCCTAAAAATGAAAGAACTGATAAAGAACAAACTTTTTATTTAAACTATGAGAAAAAAGAAGGGCGAGATAAAGTTCGAGCACAGCAAGCTGCTCGGCAAACATCTAAAGAAAATCGTAAAAGAAACGCAAAAGAGTTGCCAACAGAAATTGAGAAGATTGTTGATTTAAAAACTGGCGAGATTAAAAATGAAGCAGCTTATAACAACTTAACTGCTAGTCAAAAAGAATTGGTTGAAGAACAATCACGTGTTCCACTAAACCTACGAGATGAACCTAGCGGTACTAAGTTACAAAAAAATAGAAGAAAACAAATTCGTAAAGAACTAGGCAGTAAACCTAAAATGATGGGTGGTGGTATGGTTGGTAAAAAAGCCCACATGTACGCTGCTGGTGGTTCTGTTACTGACAACAGAAAGAAAAAGTAATGGATGACAAAAAATACCCAGCGTGGGAAAAACTATCCCAAACGGAACGTGAACAGTTAAAAGATTTAGATATTACTAACAAAAAAGATTATAATGTATTTTTACGTACTCTTGGTACTATGAATACGGAAGATCAGGAAAATAAAAGTATGGGTGTAGTACCTAAACCTAAACCAAAACTTCCAAGCATTAAATCTCCTCCTAAAGAAGTTAGTGCCAGTAAAGGCAAGGCAATTACTAAAAAGAAAAAAGCTAAACCTAATGCTGTTGCTGTAACATTAGTTATCCCTACCGGTAAAGCTAAGATGGCGCAGGGTGGCATGGCTAACAATAAGTCCCATATGTACTCCTGTGGTGGTATGGTTCATGACAAAAGAAAAAAGAAGTAGGTGCCTTTAACAACTAAAGGTGCTAAAGTAAAAGCTGCCATGCAAAAACAATACGGCAAGAAAAGAGGTAAAGATGTCTTCTATGCTTCAGCCAACAAAGGAACAATTAAAAACGTGGCGAAAGGCAAAAAGCTTGCGACGGGCGGGGCAGTTGGAAAAAATAGCAAATCGGCGAGCAGTAAAACGAAGAGCAAAAGTAGAGTTAATGAAGCTGGCAACTATACTAAGCCGGGACTCAGAGAACGACTATTTAAAAAATTAAAAGAAAGTAGTAAAGGGGGAAACCCCGGACAGTGGTCAGCACGTAAAGCGCAACTACTGGCATCTGAATACAAAAAAGCAGGTGGAGGATACAAGTCGTGAGCCAATGTGAAGATTGCAAATGTGAAAATTGCGAATGCGTAGAATGTGAATGTGAGTGTCATAATGAAAAAACCGACGAAGACTAAGAATACTTTTAAGCCGTGTGCAGGGTGTAAGACACCTACTGCGTGTCGTAAAGCTAATGCTTGTTTGTTAGGTAAAAAAGGTATTAAACATAAACATTAATCATGGCGTTAAAAAAACCACAGCAAAGTTTAAAGGCATGGACTAAACAGAAGTGGCAAACTTCAGGTGGTCCTGATGTACCCTCTAAAGGTAAGAAAAGATACTTACCCGCTGCCGCATGGAAAGCACTTAGCCCTGCCGAACGTGCAGCTACTAATAAAGCTAAAGCACAGGGTAAAGGACAGTTTGTAGCTCAACCTAAAAAAGTAGCAGCCAAGACAGCCCGATATAGAAAAGTATAATGATAAACACTTTATTTGGCCCTATAGTATCTCTAGCAGGTACTTTTTTAGAAGGCTATGTAGAAAAAAGTAAAGCTAAAGTAGAAGCTGAAGTAGCTCAGAAAAAAGCTGAAGCTATTGTATACGAAAAGAAAGCTACAGGTGAAATAGCCTGGGACTTAGAAATGGCTAAGGCTTCAGGTGATAGCTGGAAAGACGAATGGCTTACCATTTTGTTTAGTATTCCCCTTATACTTGCTTTTGTTCCTGGCTGTGAAGAAGTTGTATCAAGTGGTTTTCAACAATTGGAAATGATGCCAGAATGGTATAGATATAGCTTAGGCGTAATTGTAGCAGCCTCGTTTGGTGTACGTGGTGCACAAAAGTTTTTTAAGAAATAAAGGAGTATCCTGTGTTGCAAGATATTAAAGATGCATGGAAAGAATACACAAATAAAGGAAAAGTATTTAAATACGGTACAGCAGGTTTAGCTGTTTTTATTACGCTTTCGTTTATTATTTGTGTGGCAACTAAGTAGTGGCTATTACCTATAGAGGTGAATCTTTTGCGGGTTATAACAAACCTAAACGTACTCCTGGTCACAAAACTAAAAGCCATGCTGTACTAGCTAAAGATGGAGACGCTATTAAATTAGTACGATTTGGTCAGCAAGGCGTACAAGGTGCGGGAAAAAACCCGACATCAGCTAAAGATAAAGCTCGTAAGCGTAGTTACTATGCACGGCATGACGCACAGGATTCTAATCCTGATAAACTATCGGCACGTTATTGGTCACATAAAGTAAAGTGGTAAAAGATATGCGCGATAAATTAATAGAGTTACTAACAAAACATGAGGGATGTATTCTCCATGTATACAAAGATAGTTTAGGTATTGATACTATTGGAGTTGGCAGGAACATAAAAGATCGTGGGATATCTATTGACGAACTTCAATTTTTAGGTTATAATTATCTTTCCCAAGTCTACGAAGAAGGAATTTCTGAGAGTGGAGCTAGATATTTATTGGGGAACGATATCGATATTATTGAAAGAGAATTATATTCTGCTCATTCTTGTGTTTCCGATTTAAGTGAAACACGGCAAATTGTTTTATTAAATATGGCATTTAATTTAGGCGTCCCTAGATTGTGTAAATTTTATCGTATGTGGGCAGAAATTCACGAAAAAGATTTTGATGCTGCCGCAGATGAAATGTTAAATAGTGTGTGGGCATCGCAAGTTAAAAGTAGAGCGTATGAACTCGCAAACATGATGAGAGAAGGATAATGGCAAGAGTACTAACCGAAAACCAAGAAAAATTTTTAAGTGTTCTTTTTGAAGAGGCAAACGGAGATCCTTTTGTCGCTAAAAAACTGGCGGGTTATTCGGATACTACATCTACTTCCGTTATCACTAATGCTTTAAAAGAAGAAATTTTAGAAGCAACGCATAAGTATATGGCACGGCTTGCCCCTAAAGCAGCAGTTGCATTTGGTTCTGCCCTTGTTGATCCGACTGAACTAGGAATTCGTGATAAATTATCTGCTGCTCGTGAGGTACTAGATCGTATTGGTATTGTTAAAACTGAAAAAATGCAAGTACAAGCATCCGGGGGTGTTATTTTACTGCCTCCTAAAGACCCTGTTGTAGAAGATGACGACTAATAAAAGTTTAGGTAAATGGAAATTACCACAACCAACTGATGTGAAAGAAGAAGATGAGTGGGTTCCTGTACCACGTATTGCTAGAACAATTCCATTTGGGTATACCATTGAAGAAAATGAACCAGACATTTTACTACCGGTTAAAATTGAGTTGGATCTGCTTGAAAAAGCTAAAGTCTATCTTAAACAGTACTCGCTCCGAGAAGTTGCCGCATGGCTTTCCAAAAATTCGGGGCGTTACATATCACATTTAGGACTACAAAAACGCATTAAGCATGAAAAACAACGTAAAAACACAGCTAGAAGCCTTCGCAAGTGGGCAACTTATGCCGAAACGGCGCTCGCCACGGCGGAAAAGCTTGAAACCCAAAGGGTCGGAGCCAAACAAACAAGTACAAACACAGAAGTATGAAGCAACTGTAGAAGAATTAAAGCATCAACACAATGTAATTTTTTCACCCAATCCTGGACCCCAAGAACAATTTCTTGCTGCGTCTGAACGCGAAGTTTTATATGGCGGAAGTGCTGGTGGTGGTAAAAGTTATGCGATGCTAGCTGATCCATTAAACTTTATGCAGCATCCTTCCTTTAGTGGTTTGTTGTTGCGACATACAACTGAAGAACTTAGAGAGTTAATTTTTAAATCTCAAGAGCTGTACCCAAAAGTAATACCGGGTATTAAGTGGTCTGAAAGAAAAATGCAGTGGACCGCTCCTTCTGGCGCAAGACTATGGATGTCTTATTTGGATAGAGACGAAGATGTCTTGCGTTATCAGGGTCTAGCGTTTAGCTGGATAGGTTTTGATGAACTTACGCAGTGGGCGACTCCATACGCCTGGAATTACATGCGAAGTCGTCTTCGATCCACTGCCCTTGATTTGCCTGTGTACATGCGGGCAACAACTAACCCCGGTGGCCCCGGCCATTCTTGGGTTAAAAAAATGTTTATCGATCCTTCTCCTTATAATATTGCATTTAAAGCAACAGATATTGAAACGGGAGAGGTACTTAAATATCCGGCTGGACACGCTAAAGAAGGAAAAGCACTATTTAAACGACGGTTTATACCCGCTAGATTAAAAGATAATCCTTATCTATCTGAAACCGGTGACTACGAAGCGATGCTTCTGTCTTTGCCGGAACAGCAAAGAAAACAGCTATTAGATGGCGATTGGGATATTAAAGAAGGCGCGGCTTTTACAGAGTTTAATAGATTTATACATGTAATTGAGCCCTTTACTATTCCAAATAACTGGGTTAAATTTAGAGCTTGCGACTACGGGTACGGATCATATAGTGGTGTTTTATGGTTTGCTGTAAGTCCAGATGAACAATTAATTGTTTACCGCGAACTTTATGTTTCTAAAGTATTAGCTACCGATCTAGCAGATAAAATTTTAGACTTAGAGAAGGACGATGGAAACATTAAGTACGGGGTACTAGACAGTTCTCTGTGGCATAAACGTGGTGATACAGGCCCGTCGCTTGCAGAACAAATGATATCACGCGGATGTCGTTGGCGTCAGTCTGATAGGAGTAAAGGAAGTCGTGTTGCCGGTAAAAACGAGATTCATCGTCGTTTACAAGTAGATGAATTTACGGAGCAGCCTCGACTTGTATTTTTTAATACTTGTTTAGATTTAATATCGCAGTTACCTGCATTACCACTAGACAAAAAGAATCCAGAAGACATTAATACTAAATCAGAAGATCACTTGTATGATGCTTTAAGATATGGTATAATGTCAAGACCACGCTTTAGTATTTTTGATTATGATCCTAACGCTCACAGGCACACACGTGGGATTGCTATTGCTGATAAAGTTTTTGGTTACTAAGGAATAATAAATGGCTAATGATACAGATCTTGATCCAGATTCAATTTATCTAGACGACGAAAAAGAAATTGTAAACGAAGATTATTCGTCAAGACAAATTATTGCGTTTGTTAACGATAAATTTACTAAATCAGAAGATTACAGATACAATGATGAACAAAGATGGCTTCAGGCGTACAGAAACTACAGGGGTATCTATGGACCTGAAGTGCAGTTTACTGAGGCAGAAAAATCACGCGTATTTATTAAAGTAACTAAAACAAAAACATTAGCTGCTTATGGTCAGGTTGTTGAAGTTTTGTTGGCTGCTAACCGCTTTCCTATTAGTATTGATCCGACCGAATTACCCGACGGTGTGGTAGCTGATGCTCATGTTGATTTTGCAGAAACCGATCAGTTACGGCAAGTTAAAGAAGTAAGTCCCTATGGATATCCGGGAGATGGCAATGACCTACCCCCGGGTGCTACCCAAGAATCTTTAATTGAAAAGTTAGGTGCTGCCGCTAAAAAATTTGCTGGTTTAGAAAATGTTAAAGAGGGACCAGGAACTTCTCCAACAGCTATTACTATTAGTCCTGCTATGCTTGCAGCAAAGAAAATGGAAAAGTTAATCCATGACCAGTTAGAAGAGTCCGGCGCTACTAAACACTTACGTAACACGGCTTTTGAAATGGCTTTATTTGGTACTGGCATTATGAAAGGCCCTTTTGCTGTTGATAAAGAATATCCTAACTGGGATGATGATGGTACGTATTCTCCTGTATTTAAAGTTGTTCCTCAAGTAAATCACGTGTCAGTGTGGAATTTTTATCCCGATCCTGACGCTAATAGTATGGATGAAGCTCGTTATACTATAGAGCGGCATAAAATGTCAAGGACGCAATTACGTCAGTTAAAAAAACGTCCATTCTTTAGAGAACAAGTTATTGAATCCGTAATTACTTTAGGCGAAAGTTACACCAAAAAATACTGGGAGTATGATTTAGAAGATTACGCACATGAACAAAATGTGGAACGCTTTGAAGTACTAGAGTATTGGGGAATCGTTGATCGAGAATTACTAGAAGATTTTGGGCTAGACTTACCTGTCTCGTATGCAGACACAGACGAAATTAACGCAAACATTTGGGTTTGTAATGATAACTTAATTAGAGTAGTTTTAAATCCTTTTAAGCCACAGCGCATTCCTTATGTAGCAGCGCCGTATGAATTAAATCCATATAGCTTCTTTGGCATTGGTATTGCTGAAAATATGGACGATACACAAACTCTTATGAATGGTTTCATGCGTATGGCTGTTGATAATGCTGTATTGTCAGGTAACTTACTTATTGAAGTTGATGAAACTAATCTGGTGCCGGGACAGGATCTTAGTGTGTATCCTGGTAAAATTTTTAGACGGCAAGGAGGTGCTCCAGGTCAGGCTATCTTTGGGACTAAGTATCCAAACGTAGCGAATGAAAACATGCAGATGTTTGATAAAGCTCGACAACTTGCTGACGAAAGCACAGGACTACCTTCATTTGCATACGGTCAAACAGGTATTACGGGTGTAGGTAGAACAGCGTCTGGTATTTCTATGTTAATGGGTGCTGCGGCTGGTGGTGTTAAGACTGTTATTAAAAATGTAGACGATTATTTGTTACGCCCATTAGGCGAAGGTTTATTTCAATTTAACATGCAGTTTAATTTTGATCCTGAAGTTAAAGGGGATTTAGAAGTTAAAGCACGTGGTACTGAAAGTCTTATGGCTAATGAAGTACGTAGTCAAAGATTAATGCAATTTCTTGGTGTTGCTAGCAATCCAGCACTTGCACCTTTTGCAAAGTTCCAGTATATTATTAGAGAAATTGCTAGAAGTCTAGATCTTGATCCTGATAAAGTTACTAATAATATGGATGAGGCAGCTATACAGGCAGAACTTTTAAAAGGCTTCCAGCAACCGCAACAACAACAACAACAGGCTCCTGGACAAAACGTACCTCCAGGACTTGATCCCATGGATACTGCTGGAACAGGAGGAGGAACAATTGGAACAGGACAAGCACCAACACCGGGGGAGCAAGGGTTTACTGGAACACCAGGGGGTACTCCTCCTCAAGCTGAAGACACTGGTCAACAACAACCGCCAATGGCAACACTTCAGTAATTACTTATGTTTAGAAATAGAAATGCAAAGACGTACATTAGAACAAGCAACTGATCTAGCTACAATGCATAAAGCACAAGGTTCTATTCAAGCGTATCAAAAATTAATGGGTTTAAGGGAATACGTAAATGGCGATAAGTAAAAGCAAGGGAATTGATCCTATTACGGAACACCATTACGAAAATTTAAAATTTGGTAAAAATAAGGGTAACAAAACTGTATATACTTTGCAAGTGGAGCATCCTAAATTAAACAAAGGAAAACCTACTTTAATTCCTAGTATATGGGACGGAAAAGAATTGTCAGAAGATGCTGCTATTAAAAAAGCAATTGGCAGTAAAATTAAATGGACATCAGCAGATGACCATGAAGAGTTAAGGAAATACGATATGTTGTTACATAACCCTAAGAAAATGAATATGGATCTTGACAACACAGGTGATCAAAAAAGTTTTGCTGAAGGTGGATACAACTTTAATACAGGTGGGACTACTATGCAAAATCAAATGTCTATGTTTGAAGATGGTGGAATGATGGATCAAGGTGGAACACAAGATCCTGTATCAGGTAATGCTGTTCCAGTTGGATCATTGCAAGAAGAGGTAAGAGATGACGTAGATGCAAAATTAAGTCCTGGTGAATACGTAGTTCCCGCTGATGTGGTGCGGTATTTTGGTTTAGATTTTTTTATGCAACTAAGAGATAAAGCTAAAACAGGTTTAGCTCGAATGGAAAATATCGGGCAAATGGGCAATAGTGAGTCCACTACAAATCCTACAGATACATTGTTTAGTCAGAACGAAGACACGGATGTACCTTTTTCAAAAGATGATTTAGAAATTTATAAAGAAGATAATGATGAAGATGAAAAACTTTCTGCACAAGTAGGTGCGTATGTTCCTACCAAACAGGCACCACAAACAAATACATTAGATAGCTATCTTGCACGTGTTGGAGATAAACCTGCTATGTACGACGGCGGGTTAGTAGACACATCGCTAAAAAATAGAGGAATATCATTTCCAACAGGTAGCGTAAAAAGGTTTGTTGATACAACGGATGCTAAAAGATCTGACCTTTTTATAACTGTAGATGACAACAATAATCCTACTACTCCGATTCCTTCTGGATATGCACCAGCAGATTCTTCTCCTTCTTCTTCTTCTGCCGATCCTTTTAAAGGAGACATAAGTACTTTAGGTGCAACAGAATTAGATCGTCCTAGTGGGCCAGACGATAACAAAATTGAAGCTTTTAATTACGCACCGCCAAGTGAAGGTGGCGATTTAACACAAGAACAATGGGACGAACATTTTGCTGGTAAATCTGCTGGAGAACGAGCTAAAACTGCTTTTAATATGATGGTAAAGGGAATACCAGGACAAGGAGGTGGTTTTAGCCAATTAGCAGATGCGTTTGGGCCTGTTATACCTCCTATGTCTATTGCTGGAGCTGTAATTCAAGGAATTAGCGAGCAAGGTATAGTAGGAAGACTCGTAAAAGCACTTAGGGGTATAGACGATCCACTACAAAAAGAGGTTTTTCGTATAGATCCAGAAACGGGAAAAGAATATGCTAACGTTCAGATAGAATCATCTGAGTACAGTAAAGAAATACCTACCTATGCCCCAGACATTCCTTCTCCCAAAGAGCAAAGGGGAGTTATTTCTAATGATGATACCATCATCTCTAGCGATACGACGGATAATATTGCTGACATTCCTACTATGGATTTCGACTTCGAAGATTTCGACTTCCCAGATTATACGAGTGATGCAGTAGGTTTTGATTATGGAACTAACTACGATGATCAGGGAAGTGACTACGGTAATCAGGATTATAAAACAGGAGGTTTTATTAAAAGAAAATATGCACCCGGTGGTCTAGTTGATAGATCCCTTGCTAGTAGACGCACTTCTCTTATTGATAAATCTCTTTCAGAAAAAGGTATTAATACCGCCAGTAATCCAAAAGATACGTCTGTAGAATCTGAACCACCAGCAGAACAAAGTCTTCTAGATCCAAGTACAACACCATATAAAAATACAGGTATCACTTATTCACAAAAATATTCACCTAAATTAACCTCAAGAAGTAGCCAAACAAATTCGCTAATGGATCCGTCTCTTGTATACATTTTACGTAAATATGTAGATGGTGAAGATTTTGACCGCACTTTAGATGACTATAGTATGCGCTCTCGTGTTACGCCGGGAACTGTTCCTTTGTTGCCTGATGATTTAACTAAAGAATTAGACGATTTGTTTGGCCAAAGATTATCAATAATTAAACCTATTAATCTTAAAACAAATCCTGAATATTTCGGTACACAAGGCCGTCCCTTACCGGGCTTTACAGCAGAAGAATTTAAACAAAAGTACGGTCCTGATATTACTATTGGTGATGCGTATAAAAAAATGTTAGCCAAAGAGTATAATGTTCTTGACGATATGCAAACCGGCGGCGGAGAGTTACCTAATCAATTTGCATCTTTAGCACCTTTTCTAAATCTCGTAATGAGAAAAGGTGAAGAAAGCGATAACTACATAAAAAATCGATCACAAAAATATATAAATCGCACAATTGATCCTAACAAAAAAATTGAAACTGCTCAAGACGCTACCGATGTTACAAAATTAGTTTACTGGATTAGCTCAGGTGGAAACGCTTTTCCTGCTCCGGGTGAAGGCGAACCTTTTTCTGTTTGGTCTAAAATGCCAAGATGGAATCATGTGTTAACGACTTATAAAAATGCAAATAGAATACCGCAATCAGTATTAAAAACAGCAAACGTAGGTGCTTTTGTTACTAAGCCAAGTAAGAAAAAAACCTCCGTAAAGAAGCGTGGTTTAGCTTCTAAAAAATAAACCATGTGAGTTGGCTACCCGTGCCCCGTAAGGCTACCGTGGCCCCAACAAAGGACTATTAAAATATGTCAAATGTTACAGAAGATACAATTACGCCCGTTAAAAAAGTTGCGTTTATGGCTCGCCCATATGAAAGTCAAGACAGAATTAAAAAAGAAGAAGACGAGATAGAAAAACTATTAGAAGAACAACAAAGCAAAAATAATGAGCAAACAGAAACGCAACAGGATGATGACGCAGAGCTAAATGCAGAAGAAAAAACATTTAAACAAAGGTATTCAGATTTACGTAGGCACCAACAAAAACAAACAGATGAATACAAAAATGAAATCCTTAAATTAAAAGAACAACTTTCTTTAGCTACTAAAAAAGAATTTAAACTTCCTAAAACAGATATTGAAATTGAGCAGTGGGCTAAACAATATCCAGATGTTGCGGCAATCGTAGAAACTATTGCTGTGCAAAAAGCAACAGAGCAAACTACTGATATAGAAAATAAGTTGCGTAGTTTAGATGAAGAAAGATTACAGATAGCTAAAGAGAAAGCCGAAACAGAACTGTATCGATTACATCCTGATTTTGATAGTATTAGAAATAGTGACGAATTTCACAGTTGGGCAGAAGAACAGCCTAAATGGATTCAACAAGCTTTATATGAAAATGATACCGACGCACAGGCTGCTGCTCGTGCTATTGATTTATATAAAGCAGATACGCAAAAAAATAATAATAAGTTATCTAAAGATAGCAAAGATGCAGCTAAATCTGTTAGGACACGAGGTGAAAGAAGTCGTCCTACAGAAGTAGATACGTCAGGGACTTTTAAAGAATCTGATGTAGAAAGAATGTCAACTCAAGAATACGAACGTAATTCAGAAGCTATTATGGACGCTATTCGTACTGGTAAATTTATTTACGATTTATCTGGTTCTGCTAGATAAAAGTAGTTGACATATATACTAGAATATGGTATAACTATATATACAATAACATTTATATAGCCCTATTTAATATGTAGCTACCTATATAAATGTTGTATTAGTATTTCAGAGCTACCCATTAAAGTAAGCCTACTATAACTAGGCCAGTTAATAGTACTACCTTATAGATAATGGTCCTTATGAAATAGGTAACAATAGCGTTATTTCGATAACGCATAGGTATGTCGTAAAATGCAAGGAGAAAACAAATGGCATTTTCAACTGCTCCCGGCTACGGCAACCTGCCTAATGGTAATTTTTCACCAGTTATCTATTCAAAGCAGGTTCAAGTGGCCTTTCGTAAGGCTTCTATTGTAGAAGCTATTACTAATTCAGACTACTTTGGCGAAATCGCCAACATGGGCGATACTGTCCGTGTAATTAAAGAGCCAGAAATTACTGTCAAAACATACTCCCGTGGTACTACAATTACTCCACAGGATATTGATGACGAAGATTTCTCGCTTACTGTCGACAAAGCAAACTATTTTGCTTTTAAAGTTGACGATATTGAAGAGGCTCACAGTCATGTGAACTTCCAGCAGCTAGCTAGTGATCGTGCAGCATATCGTCTTGCTGATCAGTTTGACCAAGACGTTCTTGGCTATCTTGCTGGATTTAAACAGTCTGCTCTTCATGATAATGCTGATACTGTTAATACTACTGTTAACGGTTCGGTAGCTGTAGCTACTGCTGGCACTGATGAACTTCTTTCCAGCATGAAACTAGATGCAAGTGACTTTACTAATACTAGCGGCACTGCTGGTAGCGCCAATAGTTCAATTGGTCTTGAGCCACGTGCTCCTGGTGCTACTGCTACTAAGTCAGCTACTGCTGGTAACGCATTTCCTCTTCAGGTAGTTGCGCGTATGTCACGCCTACTTGACCAGCAGAATGTTGACACAGCAAATCGCTGGCTAGTTGTTGATCCAGTATTCCTTGAAATCCTAAAAGATGAAGACTCTCGTCTCTTCAATTACGATGGTGGTCCTGCCGCAGAACTCCGCAACGGCCTAGTCGTGAATAATCTTCATAACTTTAAGGTTTACGTTTCAAATAACCTACCTTCAGTTGGTACTGGTCCTTCTACTACAGGCGGTACCAATGCTAGCAACTACGGTCTTATTGTTGCCGGACATATGTCTTCAGTAGCAACTGCCGAGCAAATTAATAAGACTGAAACTTATCGCGACCCTGACAGCTTTGCTGACATTGTGCGGGGTATGCATCTGTATGGCCGCAAGATTCTTCGTCCAGAAGGTCTTGTTAACGCCCGTTATAACCTAGTCTAAGGAGGCTGAACTATGGCTACTGTTACTACCCTAGCTTCGTCCGCCCGTAACCCAGGTGCGCGCGGACGTAGCCCATACTATGTTCAGAATGAAATTGATTTTGCAGCCGCTGTTACCGCTAAAGGTACCGCTCTTGCTTCTTCCGATATCATTCAGGCAATTACTGTTCCAGCCAATACTATGATTATGGCCGCAGGTTTTGAAGTTACTGCTGTTCATGCAGGTACTTCAACAGACTGTGCTCTTGATCTTGGTGTTACTGGCGGTGACGTAGACGCATTTGTTGATGGCTTTGACTTTGACGCTGCGTCTGCTGGCGACTATGCTACACCTGTTTCTCCAGGTGCCGCCATTGTTGCTGGTACTGCTGACACGCTAGATGTTTTAATTGCCGCACAGACAGGCACAACTACAGCGGGTAAAATCCGTGTGTTTGCTTGGCTATCAAATGTTGACGACATTGGTTCTCTTAGTGCCGATGAAGTTGATCGCGATACGCTTGCATAACTATGTATTGGGGTGGGGTTTAATTGCCCCACTCCTTTACTACTGTGGAATTTTTTTTTATGGCAACTACATTTTTAACTTTAGTAAATGAAACGCTTCGTCGTTTAAACGAAGTTGAAATTGCAGCAGTAGATTTTTCTGCTGCTATTGGCTTTAGAGCACAAGTTAAGGATGCTGTAAATTCTGCCTTACACGAAATTTCACAACGGGAATACTTTTTTCCTTTTAATCATACTACCGGTTCTTTAACATTAGTGTCTGGAACTAAAACGTATAGTTTAGCTGCTGATGTTAAGATTGTTGATTGGAATACTTTTAGAATTAACTATGATGCTGGTTTAAGTTTCGACGCTAAAAAACTAATGCAGATAAATTACAATACATATTTAACTAGATATTTTGAAAGAGATAGCACGGCAACCAGTAGCGACTATGCAGCGCCACTTTACGTTTATAGAACTCCTGATAATTTAGCAGGATTTACGCCAGTACCTAACGGTGCGTATTCTGTTTCTTACGATTACTATGCATACAATACTGATCTTGCTGCAAGTACAGATACAATGACAGTCCCTGACGCATTTAAACATGTGGTTATTGATGGCGCAGTGTACCATGCATATATGTTTCGAGATAATTCACAGCAAGCCGCTCTTGCAAAACAAAAATTTGATTTTGGTGTAGACCACATGCGATCTATTTTAATTAATCGTTATACGGAAGTTAGAGATACGCGAGTTGGACGTTTGCTTAATACACCTCCGGGTAATATTTAATGGCAGACGGTTACAGAGATTCTACCTTTTTATCAAGAGGTGGGTTATTTACAAACGAAGATGCATTATTTTTAGCAAACCAAAATCCTGGTGCAGCTACTAGACTACTTAACTTTGAAGTATCGCAATTTGGTGGGTATCGTCGCATTAATGGTTACGAATATTACGATGCAACGTATCCAACTGTTCCTGGTTTAGGTAAGGTTTTAGGTGTCTGGATTCATGATGACACTGTATATGCTGCCAGACGTAACAGCGGGGACGCTACCGGAAGTTTAGGAACTAATCCATTTTCAGTAACAGAAGACAGTCCAACGGTTACTGTAACGCACACATCACACGGTTTAAGTGTTGGTGCATTTGTTACGTTTTCTAACGCAAGTGTTTTTGCTGGCATTAATGTAAACAATGAATATGTAGTAGCTAGTGTAGTTAATGCAAATACATATACTTTTACCCACACAGCAAACGCAGACTCTACTACTTCCGGCGGTGGCGCTTCTGTATCTTACTCTTACAGCTATTACTATTCAGTTTATAAATTTACTGCTGGAGTAGGTTGGGGGAGTGATATTACACCTGGTACTCGCTCTGCAATTGGTATTAATAAACTTCGCACTACAGAACATAGTTTTACAGGTTCAGAAGTTCATATTGTTACAGATGGTGTGAATCGTCCCTTTCGACATGGCGGATCTACATATATCGAAATATATGATCGACAAGGGACGGCAGATACTGATACAGAAGATCAACTGTCAAATATTTTTGATACTAATAATGGCGATGCTACAGTAAATGTTACTCATGTGGGTCACGGTCTTGCCGTAGGTGACACTGTACGATTTAGTAACATCGATGTAAATTTAGGAGATGAAGACGCCAATAATAAAGACTACACTGTTACCGTAATCGTGGATGACGATAACTACGAGTTTGAATTAAGTTCTGCATCTACCCAACCAACTCAAAACAATGTCGGCGGTACAGCTATTAATTTCTTTTATACATTTTCAAGTTTAAAAGACTTAGTAGGAGCTAAATATAATACAGACTTTAGAAACCACATATTTTTTGCTGGGATGTCTGATAATCCAAACTTTTTAGTTTTTAGTTCTCCAAATACAGATTTAAATTATCAACCAGCAACTGGCGCTGGTGTTATTAACGTAGGTTTTACAATTACAGGAATTAAAAAATTCAGAGACAATTTATATGTTTTTGGATCTGATAGAATTAAACGACTTGTTGGTAATAACTCTTCTGATTTTATTTTACAAGAAGTAACTAATAACATCGGTTGTATCGCTCCTGATAGTATTATAGAAATCGGTGGTGATATTTTATTCTTGGCGTCTGATGGTATCAGACCTATTCAGGGTACAGCGCGTATCGGTGATATTGAATTAGAGACTGTATCAAAACCGATTCAACAATTACTTAGAACATTAACAACTACTAATGATCTAGATAGTATGTGTTCGGTTGTTGTCCGTAATAAAACGCAATTTAGATATTTTTTCCCAGTAACAGCTACCACAAATAGTGAAGGTTTAATTGGTGGATTAAGATTCTCTGGGCAAAGGTCGTGGGAGTTTGGGCAGCTTTTAGGTATTCAGGCTTCTGTTGCTGCTAGTGGGCTTATTAATAATATTGAAGTTGTTGTACACGGAGATTTATCAGGTAACATTTTTAAACAAGAATCCGGTAATACTTTTAATGGCAGTGAAGTTATTGCTCTATATGCAACTCCATTTATATACTTTGAAAGTACGGAAAGAAGAAAAACATTTCACCACTTATCTATATTTACTAGGCCAGAAGGACAGTCAACAATTAATTTAGGTATTGCTTTTGATTGGGATAATCCAAATATTCCTGTTCCAACAACGTATCCGTTGGAAACAGCAGATGCTGTGTTAAGGTATACAACAACTGAAGGCACATATGATTCTTCATTTACTTTTGGCGGTTCATCTAGCCCAATATTAGAAACAAATTTACAAGGATCGGGAAGAGCTATCTCACTTATTATCACGTCTACGGGGACACAAGCTCCTTATAGTATCAGTGGATACTCTATAACTTATCAAGAAAATGGATATCGATAATGGCAGGATACACTAGACAGTCTTCAGCTTCTATTCTAAGTGGCGAAATTGTTTCTGCTTCGCCTATTAACGCAGAGTACAACCAAATTGAATCCGCTTTTAATGCAAGCACAGGACATAAACACGACGGCACTACGGCAGAAGGTCCACCCATTGATCGTATCGCAGACGCAGATCAAAACAATAAAGTATTAATTGATACTTCTAATAACCATATTGAATTTTATGTTGATACCGGCGCGTCAACTGAACAAGTTCGTATCCAAGATGGTGCTATTGTTCCTGTTACAGACAATGATATTGATCTTGGTACAAGTTCTCTAGAATTTAAGGATCTGTACATTGGCGGCACTGCTAATATTGATACACTAGATACCTCTTTTATTGTTGTCGATGCAGGTACTGCTGGCGCTCCTTCAATTACAACAACCGGTGATACAGACAACGGTTTGTTCTTTAACGCTGCAAACCAGATGTCTTATACTTCTGGTGGTACAGCGCAAGTAACTTTTAAAGACGGTTCCGTTGTCCCTGTAACTGATGATGATATTGACTTAGGTGCATCAGGAGCAGAGTTTAAAGATCTGTATATCGACGGCACTGCTAACATTGACAGTTTAGTTGCGGATACTGCTGATATTAACGGTGGAACTATTGATGCTACCGTTATCGGTGGTACAACTGCTGCTGCTGGTACCTTTACAAATATGTCGGCAACGGGAACCTCCACAATCGTTGCCGGTACTATAAATAATACAGTAATCGGTGGTACAACTGCTGCTGCTGGTACTTTTACTACGGTTAACGCTACCACCGTAACCGGTACAACAGTTACTGACGGAACTGCTAGTTTTTCATCGGGTGCTTTAACCGGCGCAACAACTGGATCATTTAGCAGCAACGTAACTGTTGGAGGAAATTTAACTGTTAATGGCACCACCACAACAGTTAATAGCACAACCGTAACTGTCGATGATCCTATCTTTACTGTAGGCGGTGACACTCCTCCTGGTGCAGACGATAATAAAGATCGAGGAATTGAATTTAGGTGGCATAACGGTTCTGCTGCTAAAACAGGTTTCTTTGGTTTTGATGACTCAACCGGATACTTTACTTTTATTCCTGACGGTACTAATACTAGTGAGGTATACTCAGGAACACCCGGAACTTTAGAAGCTGGTGGTGTTCGTTTAAGCGGTACAACCCAGACTGTTGCTTATGTTCCTTCAAGTGTGTCGATTACCGGTGGAAGCATCACTGGTATTACAGATTTAGCTGTAGCTGACGGTGGTACTGGAGCTTCAACTGCTTCTGATGCTCGTACTAATTTAGGTGTAGCTATTGGTTCTGACGTTCAGGCGTATGATGCTGGACTATTATCTATCGCGGGTTTAACTACCGCTGCTAACAAAATGATCTATACTACTGCATCAGACACATACGCAGTAACAGATCTTACATCAGCCGGTCGTGCTTTGATTGACGACGCAGATGCTTCAGCCCAACGTACTACTCTTGGTTTAGGTACAATTGCAACCCAAGATGCAAATAATGTTAATATTACCGGAGGTACTATTACCGGTATCACAAGTTTTGCGTTAGGTAGTTCAGTTAAGTTTGAACTTGATACAACAACGACTGATGCAGATCCGGGTTCTGGTAAGTTCCGTTTTAATAATACCAACCAGAATACTGCAACTGAACTATACATTGATGATCTTGATGATGCAGGAACCAATATTGAAACTTGGATTCAAGGGTTTAGCCTTAGCACATCCGTGGCTACTAAAGGTTTGTTGTATATTCGTGAAGAACAGGTTCCCAATAACTTCTTAGCATTTAAGGTAACAGCAGTTAGTAATGAAACCGGTTACACAAAACTAACAGTTTCTAATGTAGCTTCTAGTGCTACGAGTCCGTTTGCAAATACCGATAAACTTTTGGTAGCTTATAGTTTAACTGGTGATAAAGGTGATGCAGGAGATATTACAGGTCCGGTAAGTAGCACCGATAATGCTATCGCTCGATGGGACGGTACTTCGGGTAACTTAATTCAGGATTCCTCTGTACTTATTGCAGACGACGGTACTCTCTCCGCGACGCAATCGGTCGACTCCGGTGTCACGTTCCTTACGCAAACCAACAATGGCACCGCTAGTGGCTCAGGACTAAAAATTACAGCACAGAGCGGGGCATACGTTGGAAAATTCGATATCGCTGCTGCGGGAGCACTTGCACAGATTGGATCAGAAACCAATCATCCGTTAACCATTCTAACAAATAACACAGAACGTATGCGTATCGACAGCAGCGGAAATGTCGGCATCGGACGCACCCCAACAACCAACAAATTAGAAGTAGCTGGCACGATTGAATCAACTTCAGGCGGGTTTAAGTTCCCGGATGCTACCACACAAACTAGCGCAGGAGTTTCTACAGGTAAGGTTATCGCAATGGCGATTGTTTTTGGTTAAGAGAAAAATAAAAGGATAATAACTTATGGCAAATCCAAATATTGTCAACGTGGCTACGATTAACGGCAACACCGCCGTTCAAGCTGTTGGTACTAGCCCTACCGCTATTGTTACAAATTCGGCGGCTTCAGGAAAAGTGTACAAAGTAAATCTTCTTATCGTAAGCAATATTGATGGAACAAATAACGCGGAAGTTACCGTAGATTTATTTAGGTCAAGTACAGCATATCATATTGCAAAGACGATTATAGTACCGGCAGATTCTAGCCTAGACGTATTAAGTAAACCTCTATATCTACTTGAAGATGATCAACTCCGATTGACTGCTAATTTAACAGGTGATTTAGAGGCAGTGTGTAGCTTTGAAGAGATTAGCTAATGTCTAGCAACGGAGGCATCATCGGTCCTATAAACACCCCCACAACATCAGTTGCTTCCGGCATCTGGTCGTTAGCCGAAGTGCAAGAGGCAGAAGGCAACGGTATATGGCCTTTAATGTCATATGATATTGAATATCTAGTTGTAGGCGGTGCTGGCGGTGGCGGCGGTGGGTATGGCGGTGCTGGCGGCGGTTCCGGTGGGCTCGTCACGTCAACAGGGTCTTACGCTCCTGGAAGCAGTCTTACTATCACTGTAGGAGGAGGTGGTTCTGGCGGTGGGACAACCTCCCAAGGGAGCGACGGCACAGGGTCCGTTTTTGATGCTATATCCCGAAACGGTGGCGGGGGTGGCGGCGCATTTCAGACCGTAGGGAACTCCGTGACCTTGGCAAGCGGTGGCGGCGGCGGAGCCAATAATGGTGGCGGCTCTCGATCTGGCGGGACGGGAACGTATGCTGGTGGCGCTGGAGCAAACAACACCTCGACCTATTTCGGGGGTGGTGGCGGCGGCGGCTCTAGTGCTAACGGCGCTAATGCTGGCGGGAACGGCATCGGCGGGGCTGGGGGCGCAGGCACCGCGTCTTCCATAAAGGGATCTGCCAACAATTACGCTGGTGGCGGCGGCGGTGGTGCATCTCACGCGGCTGGCGCGGGTCAAGCTGGCGGTGGTAATGGCGGTGTTGGCTCCGGCGCTGGCGCGGCGGCAACAGCCAACACCGGATCAGGCGGTGGCGGCGGCGGCGGAAACTGGTCAGCACAGCTAGGAGCAGGTGGCAACGGAGGGTCGGGGGTCGTAATTTTACGGATGCTCACCGCTGTCTACAGCGGCACGACGACCGGAAGCCCGACTGTCACAACGGACGGCTCATATACCGTGCTGCAATATAATTCGTCTGGGAGCTATACTGCATGAGCCATTTCGCGAAAATTGAGAACGATGTCGTCACCCAGGTCATCGTCGCCGAACAGGAGTTCGTGGACGCTCAGCCCGGCGAGTGGGTGCAGACGAGCTATAACACGCGCGGCGGGGTGCATTACGCGCTCAACAGCGACACGCCGGATGGCGGCGTTGCCCTGCGAAAAAACTACGCGGGAGTTGGCTACGCTTATGATCGCCAAAGAGACGCCTTTATCCCTCCTCAGCCCTTCCCTTCTTGGACTTTAAATGATGAAACCTGTCTTTGGAATGCTCCCGTTCCATATCCAGAAGACGGAGAAATTTGGTATTGGAATGAAGATCTACAAAATTGGGTAACTCAATAAAAGTCTCAACATGGAACTCTTAATCTTACTTTTATCTCTTCCTCTCTGCATTACATGGGCTTATCGTGGGGGAAGTCTCTATAAACAACAACAATGGGGTTGGTTAGGAAATACTCGTTGGCTTACTTTATTAGCTACACCTCTATTTATTACTGTAACCTATACAGTTTCAATGTCCGAAAGTTTAACCACGGGTAATATTATAGGATTATTATTAGGTTTTATTTCATTCTTTGGTGCTCAAGCAGATGGCTGGGGCCGTCAAATGGATCTAGGAAGGGATAGTAAACCCGATAATGAAACAGGATATAAACTTAGAGATTTAATCTGGGAAAAGAAATCATCATTTAGTAGAGATCTAGCTGGTCTATATATGAGGTTTGCTCAGTTTTTAATTCCTGCCTTTTGTTTTGGTTATGTTAATCCTGTATTATCTTTAAGTTGTATTAGTTTATTTTTATTAGCACCTCTATGTTGGGTAATAGAACATAAACTTTACTATAGCAAAAATCAAGTGCCTCCATTTCCTTTTGTAGAAATTTTAATTGGGTGTGTCTTATTTGTCACAGTAGCGTTATCTAGTATGTGGGTAGTATAATATGGAAATCACTCCGGTAGTATTTTGGAACGTCCTTTTAACATTAGTTATAGCTCCAGCCTTGTGGGCATTCAGATCCCTTATAGCAGAGCTCAAACGTATCGATATTCTTTTAGGACGTACACGGGAAGAGTATGCCACGAAGCACGAATTGCGGGATGACATGACGCGTGTAATGGATGCACTACACAGAGTTGAAGATAAATTAGATAAAGTACTAAATAAAGGTGTACATTAATGGCTACATTATTTGGAGGATTTAAACCAGAAGGTATGCAAAAGATCGCAACTTCTATGGGTTTTAACGAAGATATTAGTAACGAAAAAAATCTAAAATCTTTTAATGATTATTTAATTAATAACCCTAATAAACAAGGTATGATGAACGATTATGTAACCAAAGCTATTTATATGGCTGAAGGAGGCGTAGTAACAGATACGGATTCTTTAGCGACAAAAGGATCTCCGTTTGCCTCTTCAAAAAGAACACTAGACCAACCCTTAACTCCTGCTGTTCAAGCTGCTCAAGCTGCTCAAACTACTCAAACTACTCAACCTGCTCAAGCTGCTCAAACTACTCAACCTGCTCAACCTTCTGAAGTGTCGTCACTAACTCCTAATTATGTAGCTCCTGCATCTTCTTCTGTTCCTAGTACATATACCCCTCCCACTCAAGCACCAATACCAAGCACGGGTACTGCTTCTAATGTGCCGTTAGGTACCCCAGAACAAGGAACACCTACTCTATCCGTACCGTCATCAGTTAATCTTTATACTAAAGACTATGTAGATCCGCTTACCGGAAAAATTAGATCAGATTTATTGGGTGGTGAATACAATGAATCAAACATTACACCGGAAATTTTACAGCAAAGGTTAGCCGCTAGAAACTTAGGGTATACCGGTGATTTTGGTGAAGGAGGTTTTGGAGAGTACAGTGGCTCTCTTTATCGTGGACTAACTCCTGATTATTTAACTGAAGATAAAACTACCGTGCGTACCGATTTGCTTGGGGGACAGTACACTGATCCAGGTACTATTCCTGCTGAAGTGCTAACTGATCGTTTTAAAGCTAGGGCGCTGGGATATACAGGAAGCTTTGGTTCCGGTGGATACGGCAACTTTCTATTAGAAAAATTTGGACAACCTGGACTTACTGATAGCAGTGGTAACGGGCTTCCAAATAGTGTTTTAACAGGAGATGGCACAGCTATCGATCCCAGCCTTGTAAATACTGGTAGCTCAGATGCTCAGTCAGTAGAAAGTTTAAGAGCAGATCCTAATCAACTTATTGCTAGATGGAGGCATAGACAAGCAGGATTTCCAAATGCGTTTGGGGCAGGTGCTATTGGAGCATACGTAAATAGTCTGTCACAGGATCAACAAAATGAATACTGGAATCGATACAACTCTGCTAATCCAGGGGGAGCATCTCTTTATCTAAGGGGTGATATTGATACTCTTGTAAATGAAGAATTAAAAAATAACGGTACTCCTGTTCCAGATCTTCAGCCTAAGTATACTGGGGAAGGTCAACCTGATGTTTATCTGCCCCGAATAGATGAACGGCAATACTCTCAAGAAGAAATTGATTTCGGCAAACCTAAATTGCACCAACTACTTCGTAGTGCTTTTAACTACACAGGAGGATTTGGTCAGGGAGAATTTGGTACATTCTTTAATGAGTATGTAAAACAAAACCCAGGCGCACAGGCTACACTAGATACCTTAGTAAATAACTTTGAAAGTGGTAACTACAGTAAACAAAGTGTTGCTCAAGAAAGCGGCATTGAAGGTATAGCAGAACAACGCTTGTTAACCCCCAGTTTACCGCCAGGAACAGCAACTCAAACTGCTACTATTCCTTTATCTCAAGATCAATTTATTTCTCCTTTAACTGGTCAGGTATCAGAAGATAGAACGGCTGCTGCTACTACTGCTGCTTTGGCTACCGCTACTGAGCTTCCAAGTACTTCTGCCTCTGTTGCACAAACAACTACTGCTGCTAGTAATGTTACTCAAGCTGTTGATCAGATGCAAGCACAACAAATGTCTGTATCACCTCAGTCCCTTGTTGCGGCACAAGAATTAAATCAAAGTAAAGTCGGAGAACTTCAAGCCGAACAAGGACAGGGTATTTTGATGGATAGCCCTGTGCAACGTAGTCTTCAAGATGGCGAACTTATTACCGGTAGTGCTGACGCGGCGACGGCTGCTGCTTTTACGGAGCAAGTGCAAGCAGCTACAGCTTCTCCTTCTGAAAAGGCTACTGTACAGGGACAACTAGAGGAGCTAACAGCAGGATTTAACGCTGCTAACCCACCTTCATGGGCCGCAGGAGCTATCCGTGCTGCTCAAAGTGTTATGGCACAGAGAGGCTTAGGTGCTTCCTCTATGGCTGGACAAGCTATTGTTCAGGCTGCGCTAGAAGCAGCACTTCCTGTCGCACAAGCTGACGCTTCTATCTTCGCTCAATTTGAGGCACAAAATTTATCTAACAGACAAGCTCGTGCTATGTTAGCTGCCCAACAAAGAGCAACTTTTATTGGGCAAGAATTTGATCAGGCATTTCAAACTCGTGTACAAAATGCTGCTAAGATTTCTGACGTTGCTAATTTAAACTTTTCCGCAGAGCAACAAGTGCAGTTAGAAAATAGTCGAATTGCTAATACAATTAACTTGCAGAGTCTTACAAATAGACAGGCTATTGTGTTAGCAGAAGCTGCTTCTCTGGCACAGTTGGAGAGTCAAAGTCTTTCTAATCGCCAACAGGCGGCTGTTCAAAGTGCACAAGCATTTTTGCAAGCGGATTTAACTAACGTCAGTAATGCACAGGCTACTGAATTATTTAAAACACAGCAAATTGTAGCATCATTGTTTTCCGATCAGGCTGCTCTTAACACAGCAGCGCAGTTTAACGCTACAACTGAAAATCAGGTAACACAATTTTACGATAGTTTATCTCAGCAGGTTCGCCAGTTTAACGCAACACAAGCTAATGCAATCAATCAGTTTAACACGGGAGAAGCAAATACTGTTTCTCGATTTAACGAAGAACTAGCTAACCAACGTGATCAGTTTAACGCTACCAACAGACTCGCAATTGATCAAGCCAATGCCGTGTGGCGTAGAAGTGTTGCTACTGCGGATACTGCTGCCGTTAACCGCACTAATGAAATTAATGCTCAAAATTTACTTGGAATTTCAAATGATGCGTACAACGATTTGTGGCAACTTTATGCAGATCAAATTGACTTTGCTAACACAACCGCAGACAATATAGCTGACAGGGCAAATAGACTAGCAATCGCCCAACTAGAGTCAAATACTAGACTTTCTTTATCTGATGACGCTACGGATTCTAGCAGTTTAGCGGGATACGGAGCACTTCTTGGGACTATTGTTAGTGCTGGTAAAGATTCTATTATCGGCAGCTTTTTGGGGCTTGGCAAATGAGTGTAATGAAAGATGCAGCGGCAGAAATTTATAAAAAGTTAGATAGAGAACTTTCTAACCCTAGATCTATGCCCTTACGTTCTATGCAAGACAGTTTGCTTAAACGTAAAAATAAAAATACTAAAGGGGATGAATATTCCCCGATGAACTATGTTATTTCCGTAATGAAGGAATTACGTGAGTACAGAGAAAGTTTAAAAAACAATGGTTGACAGAGAAAATTTTAATGCCCCTATTCCGGGGCAGAGTTTAACCTCTAACCTAGAAAATAATGTATGGCAAAGACCTCCACAGTACCCAACGGTAGAGGAAGCCGTTAACTATTATATGCAATTGCTATTAAACGAAGATTATACCAGCGATCTTTTAGATGTTATCGAGATGAAAATACCGTTAACTGCTATCGCTAATAGCTTGCAGCTAGGTTCTGTTATGACAGGTAAACATACTGTAGATGTTGGACTTCTTTGTCTTCCTGTTATCATTGAGATTTTAATAACAATGGCGGAACTTTCAAACGTAGATTACTTTATTGGAACCGAAGATGAGAAATTTAAAGTTCAACTGTCTGATGTAAGGAAGGCAAAAATTGCAAGAAAACTAGACATGGACATTAAAGAAGAAATTAAAAATTCATTAAGTTTAGATAGTTCCTCTGACTTTGTAGAAGAACAAGTAGATGATACAGACCAAGAAGAAATGTCTGCGGATAATACTCTTCCAGGCGGCTTGATGGCTAGGAGAATTTAAATGGTATCTTTTTTTCAAGGGCTAGGAATAGCCGCTGGTTCTTTTTCAGATGTCATTGAAGAAAAACAAAAGCAAAGAGACTTAGCGGCGAGAGAAGAGCGTATCGCTAAACGTGACCGTGCGTGGCAAGTAGAGGACTTTGAAAAGAAAATCGCACTTGCACAAAAAAAAGAAGAAAGTGAACGCTTAAGGAAAGAAGAAGAAGCTGAAAGAGCATCCCTAGCTTTTGCGCGTGTAAACGGGATAAATTCTCAAGCATGGAGCACTCTTACTAGAGAGCAGCAGAAGGTATTTATAGATTCAGTTGACATGTATGACATGTCTGGTTCTCAAGTCTGGGATCTTTCATACAATCAGAACACAGGTACTGTAGCACTTCCACCAATACCTAAAAAACCAGAGGCACGGCCTACTGTAAGTGGTCTTCAAGCAGAGAGCTTAGTAAAACTTCAAGATCCAAATGCTTCTGAAGAAGAAATAAAAATGGCACAAGAGATGCTAGACAAGATTCAAAAACTGAATGCGCGTACAGATAAGACGCTAGGAAAGGAGTCTGTCTCGTATGGTCTAACAGTGTATTCTAAAATGTTTGATCAAGTAAATGCAAACAAGAAATTTAATATGGCAGCAAATGCAATAATTTATGACGCAGATGCAAGAAGCGTACTAGATGGAGCGACGATAGACGAGCTTTTAAAAGGCGGCACTCCTCTTAATACTGATACATATAAGACGATGGCAAAAGTTTTTCCCGTGTTTAGAAATGAAGCTACTGCTTATAGCCGAATGATTCAGCTTTCAAATTCTGTGGCTAATGAATACGCGGAGGGTACCGATAATAATGAATTTTTTAAAAGAAAAGTTATAGAAAATGAAATGGCAACACGAGAGGCTGTTTCTAATCTAGTTAATAGCGTTACAGTAACTAATGATTTTATAGCCAAGAAACTAGAAGGGGTATCCGACGGTAATAAAAGTTATCTTGAAGAGCAATTTAATGCTTTAGCTATTTCAACTTCAAACAGTCTTAAAAATTATCTTTCACAAGTTTATCTAAGTGGAATCTCGACTATAGATAATATCGATATGTACTTGGACGAACAAAAAACTTATAAAACTTTTTTTGGCGGAAAGGAAGTTAAGTTTAAGGTTAATATGGTTCAGGAAGGTAAAGATATTTTTCCTTCCTATACAGGTACTCAGGGAAATCTCATAGATCCTAGTAGCCCTCTTGCAAAATATATTTCGGAGGGACCGACCTCGTAATGGTTGATATTTCCTCTACCTCACCCGTAGCATCACCTCGGAATCGTCCCTTTACAATTACAAGGGACCTTAGTTCTACTGCGCCTCCCGTCGAAGGAGAGACTAACGTCAAAGGTACTCCTGAACGTGTTCCTGCGCCTCCCGTCGAAGGAGAGACTAACGTCAAAGGTACTCCTGAACGTGTTCCTGCGCCTCCCGTCGACGGAACGCCGTGGTGGATGCAGAAGTTTTCGCCTACCATTGAAGAAACTCCTGGAGAAAGAGCTGCTCGGCTCGCTGCTCGGCGTGAGGATCGGCTGAACAAAGAAGCAGCCGCCATGAGTAATGTAGCGGATCAGATTGGCAAGGGTGAATTAGATTATACAGAGGTTTTGAATAATATCTCTTGGGAGGAAAGTCCTTTTCTTAGAGCCGTATTAGAAGGTGCTGACGCTACTGGTATGGGACAAGGTGCTACTGAAAATCTTGTACGGCTAGGCGGTTTGATAAAAGAACTTCAAGCGACAACACTTTATGGTGTAGAACGAACAGGACAAAGCACTCAAGAAACAATAAATAATGTTAAAGATACTTTAAATAGCTTTATTGGTAATAACCCAAGAGTAGAAAACTTTCTTCCAGATGGTGTTAAGACTTTTCTGAATACGAAAGATGATCCTGAAACAGCGGGTAAGCAACTAGCTAGAGATGCGTCTGCTTTGTTTGAACTTGTAGACCCTATAGCGGCTGCTTTTCCCCCGACCGCCGTTGGGTCCGTGGGCAAGGGCGCAGTCAAGAGTCTAGGAAAGGTAGCCGATACTGCTGCTGATACTGCTGCTGGAAGTACAGCACCTCTTACTCGTGTTAGACAGGCTATAGAAGCACAAAGAGCCGCCGTTGAAAGAGCAGAAGAAGCAGCCAAGGCAATTGCTAGCAACAACCCGAAACTTAAACAACGGGTGCTGGAAGAAATTGCAGAAATGTCGTCTAGGATAGGTAATAGGGGACAGGTTCCCAGATTAGATCTGGTCACAGGAAGTGAAAAGAAGCCTAGGCTAGATCCAAAGGTGCTTAGGGAAGACACAAAAGAACTACTTGAAATAAAAGTAGACACGCCTTTACCTGAAGAAGTAGAAGCTCTGTACAAACCAGAGACGGTAGACAAACTGGTCGCTGTAGTTTCTGATCTCGAACAGGCTGGCGTAAAAATTATAAACCCAAAGAAGCCTGTTATTGATAGCCTTGGCGATTTATTATTTTTAGAACCAGATGTTGTTCCACATCGTGCTATTCAAGATGCATTTTCTAAATATCAGTTATCTTGGCAAGACGTTCTTGCTGGTACTATTGCATCAGGATCTGAAGCGGGTCGTATACTTAATCGTCTTTCTCAACTTCGTAAAGGTACCAGAAGAAGTGTAGCAGTAGAGCCAGATGATCTGGCAGATACAAAGTCTTTTTTTGGAGCTAACCTACGGCGGCTCGAAAATGTCAGGCGAGGTATTCTTGTGTCTGCTGTAGCTACTGCTTCAAGAAACTTTCAAAGCGGTGTGTACAGGTTACCAACGGATTCTCTTGCAAATATAATTGACACAGCATTAATTAACTTAAAAACAGATGGTGTTGGTTCCGCCTTTAAAGGGCTGGTTACTCCTGATACTTATAAGAAAAATTTTGCTTCCTTTAACTGGGTCTTGAATAATCCTAAAGTTGCTTCAGATTACATTGATTTAATACTAAACAGACCGCAGTTTGCAAAAGAGTTTAGCCACTTAACAGACAACCTAAATGAAATTAGAAACAATGTTCGTGTAGAACCTACCTCTGCATTAGGCAAGGGCGTAGATAAAGTACTGACTGAGGCTGAATTATTTGTTGATGCACTCAATATACCTAATAAATTTCAAGAGCAGATTATCCGGCGTGGCTTTACTCTTGCAGAAATGGAAAGATTAGTTAAAGCAAACTACAAACAGGACTTATTAAAGTTACTAGATGAAGGTAGGTTGTCGGATCTATTGAACAATTCTTCAGACCTAGTGCCAGAAAAGGCCCCTCGTTTTGAAGAAATTATTTCTGATAGTGTACTTAAAGGTATGCAAGCGTCGTATTCTAGTAGGCCCGAAAACAATGCTCTTGCAACTGCGGCAGATTGGTGGGCACGGACTGGCGGTACATTGGCATACGAGTTTCCACGGTTCCTTGCTCTAACTGTTGAATTTTTAGCAGAGAATTCCGCAGGTATAGGACTTGTTGCTCGTAGAAAACTGTTTACACCGGGTGCAAGCATCAAGGATCTTACTGCTCAAGACCGGAGGAACATTAGCCGTAATCTTGTGACGTTGGGTGGCGTTTACGCTCTGTATAAATACTACGATGAAACAGATTCTGACGTTGATTACACGTCCATTGAGCTACCTGGGTCAGATAAATCGGTTGACATTACTGCTGTTTGGCCGTTACGGCCACTATCATGGACGGCTAGCGCCATTAAGCATATTAAGAATGATACATATGACACGTGGATAGGCTCTGATCCTGACGAAATTCTTAAAACATTTGCGCTACCTAGCCTAAGAGCTTCAGGTGGTGGTGAAGTACTCTTTGCACTTAGAGATGCAATTTTTAAAGATAACGACGGCCTAGAAAACTCGAAAGTTAAGGACGCTGTTAGTAAATTTGCTGCCAGTTATCTTGGTTCTTTTGGTGCGCTATCACGCCAGTCGGAGCAACTGGAACAGCTATTGGGTTATCGTGGTGACGAGCAAAGGGACAAATCTTTTCCGCCTGATCCTACTAAAAGTCAGGTGCAAAACGTAAAAGAAAGAACGGCGGCAAGAATATACATGTCACCAGAACAGGAGGCGAAGTTTCCCCAAAAGGTAAGTCCGTTCTACGGTAACTTAGAAAAGTCACCTGCTGGTTCGAGACTTGTTGGTGTTACTCTAAGGGATAGTAAAGAAAAAAATGAAGTAGCAAACTTCTTAACTAAATTTGGCATTTCAGAATATCGAGCAGGTAGCCAAAATAAATACCCAAATTTTCGTATAAAAGAAAATACATTCCTTTATAAGGCATACCCGAGCATTGTGTCTTCTCTCAAAAAAGTAGAGGAAGGATTCAGAAAGACATACCCCGATGAAGGGGACTTGCGTCAAGTTATTGCGCCGATTGTATTCGCAAATGTTAATGTACTTAAAGCGATGGCAGGGGAAGCGGCTATTATTGCAGCAGGAAAAACCGACAAGAATGAATATCAAAAGCTGCAAGGTAGACTAACTGGAGTTCCAGATAAAGTAGAAACACTGAGTACGCGCGTCACCAATGCCATTGAAGATATTAAAGAAAAAATTAAAAACGTAGATCCAGAAGGAATGTACCAGATACAACTAGAGTCTTATACAAGACTGCCCCTGGCAGAAAGGCGTCAAGCAAGGGTTGTGTTTAATAACCTTAGAGAGAAAGAACCCGACCTATCCTCTGCAAAGGATATAACTGCACTAATGGTCATAAACAAAGCAATGAAAAGTTTTGAGCCGTAAGAAAGACTAAGACTACCTCTTATCACCGCTACCATGGATCTTGTTGTTCTGCATCCTCTCTTCTAGTTTAGCCCTGTTCTGCCCCGCTATACGACCTAGAGAAATGTCAAGGTCACTGGCCAGTGCAGCGCAATACCATAACACGTCTCCAATCTCAGATGCCACTTGATCCTTCCAGTCAGGTGGCATCTTTGTTTCTCCATCTCGAATAATCTTTTTAATCTTATTAGCTACCTCTCCAGCTTCTCCAACTAGACCTAGTGCTGGATATGTGAGCTTGTAATTTGAGGGGTACACAGCAGTCTTACGTGCTGTTTCTTGATAGTCGTCAAATGTTAACATACCGTACTTCTCCTTTAACCAAGTGTCTGCCTGTTGTTTAAGCTTAATTTTTTGTCTCACTTTGTGGTCCTTCCAGATTCTCGAAATACGCTGCGTTGAAGCCACGAAGCCATTCTCTATATTGCATAGAGTTAAGTTTATAGGGAGGATTAATGTTTCCCAGAACAAACGCAGTCCTGCCCTTTTCATATTGTATCCGTAGTGGTGCATCATTTTTCCCTAACCTTTTCATTGCTAATAAATCTCCCTTAGCTAAAGCTAATTACCAATAAGAGTATTGCCAAACTAACTAATTGAACCGTTAGCATAGCACTCCCCTCCCGTCAATGCAAGCCAGCTTTCAGGGAAGTGCATAACTATAATATTATCCCACATTGAAGCTAGGTCGCGTATTTCTTTTTGTGCGTGATCGTCTGATCGTAAGTTATACGCCCTGGCCCACGCGTACAGAGATCCGGTTACGTAGTACTCTGTATATGCAGACTGAGGTAATACCATTCTGGCTTGTTCAGGACACACTCCCTTCCTAAGTAGTTGTTGATACGTCCATAAGCATTTGCGGACTGCAATCTCATAGTCGTCAATAAGTGCTCTCCCGTTCTGTGTTGGCGGGTTGATATCGACTGTCTCTTCTGACGACCCTTGCTTTTTATCCATAGCCCTAGCTCGCCATGTCTCAGGAAAATAAAATTCTGGGTCATCATCAACGTACCGTCTGCTAACTTCATTATAACTGAATCCGATTTGGTGTTTGAACCTTTGCCTAGCTACAAAGATAGGTACCTTCTCTCGCATCGTTATAGTACAGTGCGTGAACGGTGTAAAGTGTTTATTGTCGGCTAGATATTTAATAAGTTTAGCATCTCTATCTTCCAGATGCTCGCCCATTTCAGTGTATTTGAAATGAGACTCCTTATTAAAACTAACTCTAGCTGCATTAACCACCGTCAAGTCACTACCCATACAATCTACTAGTTCAGCTTTCATCAGTAATCATCTCCAGCTCTAAATAGTTTATAGCTCTAAGTAATGTGTCTACGTCGTCATTGAAGCCGCCCAAAGCACGATTGCATTTATGACATAACCATCCTCTAAATTGTTCTGTTGCATGGTCATGGTCGATAACCCAGCTAGAATTTTTTGTATTACCTAATCCTTTAACTTCTTCCTCATTCTTATTGCAGATCGGGCATACGTACCCAGATGGGGGTGCGCCGTGTAGCTTTCTAAGACGCTTCCTGACTTTAGCTAACTCCATATTACACGATCTACATTCCGGTCGCAAGTAGTTACCCCCATTACTTAGTGTGAAACTAGAAAGCGGAAGATATAGGGAACACTTAGAGCAGACCTTTCCTTCTCCTCCACCTAACTCTCCGTTGTCTTCTTCAAACAGGTTCAGTTGCCACATCTGTACCTCTTTCCTCTACAAGAACTTCACACTTTTTAATATAACCTCTAAGCACATCTAGTGAATTGTAGATGTGTCCTTCTGTAGGTTGTCCGATTCTGTTCCAGTGTTTAACTTCCTGTGGCCAGTTGTACTCCACTGTAATTTTAAGAGCCTCGTACTCGTCCTTTCTCATAGGCATTGGTTTGTATTTAATGGGCACTCCAATACTCCTTCACAGAGGCTAGTTCGTAGCTGTGTGCGCCTGGCCAGTTTACTTTAGCTGCTTCCATAGCATCGTTAATTACTTTGCTAATATCTACTGGAGGTGCTACGTATTCTTCGTAGATAAATTCGAGATCCTCTGTGTATTCTTCTGTCTCGTAACCTTGAATGTCAATTGAAACTTCAATTTTAGCCATGGTTGTTCTCCTTCTTGCAGTGTTAAGACCCGCACGTACCGCCGCCACTAATGTCACAAATGTCATGTGACGTTACGTGTTCTTCAAACTCTTCACCTAACTTTTCAACCGCTTCTTCGTAAGGTACGACAGTGAGAGGTTGACCTCCTCGTGCTCCATCAGGGTAACAAGTAAACCCACGTAACCGGTGCGCGTACTTTGCCAGTGTGTTGGCGAAATCTTTTACTGTATCCGGGTTGTTGGTCTTGCTTCCCCACTCTGGAAGATTAATAGTGCTGCTGATAGACATGTCAACATAATCCTGGACATCAGCTTGAAACTTAATGCGCCTCTCATAGTCCGGTGCTAGATCAAGTGCTGACTCAATCGACTCCGGTTTTACTCCATACACATCAATCAACTCTTGTGCGGCACTATCAACCACGTATTGGTATTTCCATCTTGTTCCATTCGTTAGGTATCTACGCCGATAGGCTACTGCAAACAGTGGTTCAACTCCTGTAGTCGTACCTGCTAGAATTCCAATGCTACCTGTCGGAGCAATTGCCCGTGTCGCTACTGGACGCGAAACGGAAAGAGCATCTGCAAAACTTCTAGACGTAGCATCAGAAACTCCCCTGTAAATAGAAAGCCAGCGGTGCAGTTCTGGCGTCACTTCGTACTGTGATCCACGTTTGATTAACCATTCATGTAAGCCCATTACCCCAAGTCCAAGACGCCTGTTCTTGGCTCGAACACTGTATACCTTTTTGTAAGGTAACTGTGCTCGAAGTGTTCCACAAATAAGAAACTTTGTTCCCAATTCAACTACATCGGCAAGCTCCCTGACCGATTCAATACGACCCAAATTGATGCTGCCCAGATTGCAAACATCGCTGTCGTCAGCAGAAGTAACTTCAGTGCAAGCGTTACGGAGTGTTTCATTTTCATTTTCCATAAAGTTAAAACTAAATCCAGGTTCGGCGGAACTAAGAGCCTGTTCTACATTCTTTAAGAACACCTCACCCACAGAACCTGTCTTCCAATAATTCAGAAGCCATTCGGTATCATAATTAACACTAATGTTAGTCATGTCAAGGGGGGCAGCAAAATTAAAGTCCTGCTCCTTTATCTGTTTTACCGTATACCCGGTATCCCCCACAGGAATTTTATCCCAATCCTTAGCAGCTAAGAAGGTTGGGATATCATTATGCTTCCAGTTTAGTGAGGCGTAGATGGCGCTCCGACGAGAACCTCCCTGCATTACACGACGACCGATCTCATTGATCATTTGCATCTTAGGGATAGGTCCGCTCGCAACACCACCAGTACCAGTTAAAGTACGGCCAGACTCTCGGTATACGCTGTAGTCTACGCCGATACCACCGCCGGTCATAAGACAAGACTCGGTCTTCCAAGACAGGTTAGCCCAGTCCTCCCGTGTATCCTCTTCAGCCTTTAGCAGGAAGCAGTTGTTATAGAATCGATTCTTACGACCAGCATAGTACAGGTAGCGTCCCCCCGGTACGAACTTTAAATCCTTAATATACTCAGTAAGTTGAAGTTGTTCTGAAACAGACATCAGGTTCTCTTCATCGTCACGAAGATTGCCACAGACATCCTTGACTAGAACGCTAGCCAATTGCTGCCATGTATCGCAACCGGCATGAGAATATTTTAGATTAAAAATATCCTCTGAAAATTTACTGCGAAACATGGGGTTTCTATTTGATTTAAACATTTATTAATTTCCTTTCCTAACAATACGAATTGTCCGCAGTTCAATTCCATCTATTTCATGTAGCATATCTACTAAGATTTCATGTAGATCTTCACGACAATCCCCGTCAACGGGGACGTGAAACACGTCGCGGTCAACTACTGCCCGTATTACGCAGTGATAACTTTCTAAGTTGTTTTTTCTAGACATGTTATTAATTCTTGCAGATACCACTGCGCTTTATGTAGATCTTCTACTCCATTCTTGTATCGGTAACGCCAAATATATTTAATCACATTACCTTGCAAGTAGAATTGGTAACCCTCATTCGTAGCTGCTGCTATTGCGGCAATGCACTCTATACCTGCTTGATTGTAGTGAGGTGGACTATTAACCATATCATCTTTTGGCATTCTGGCCACTCCCAAAGTTTAACTTAACTACGTTACTTTCTCGCGATACTACTTCTAGTTTGTTAGACGTAGGTTCTTCAGCTACGTAGTGAGTCTCTACATAGTCAGCCATCATTTTAGCTAGCGCATCGTCACACTCCATAAGTGGAACGGACGAGCATACCATCTGTGTAAGATGCATTATCTGGTTGAAGTCGTCGTCATCTAACGGGTTGCTTTCCTTCCACGCAACATCTATAGAAACTGTACCATCCCACTGTGATCCCTGTAAACCTGGACGTATTCGTATGGTAAAGTCTTCTGGTCTTGGGGCTAGTCTATCTTCCATTTCGCCTCTCTTTCTTTTTAGCTTTGTAAGGAACGAAGGAAGGATACACAACGTGCTTACCCTTGTCTTCATTTAACCACTCATCTGGAACTACTTTATCTGCGTATTTAAATCCGTGTTTGTGGCACCAGTCTCCATACGTACTCTTAGCACCCTTACGTATCTTCCTGCGACTGTTTTCAAAAACAAATCTTAAATCAATAGCAGGATGTTGGTTCTTAATAATAAGATGCTTTCTCCTATCGGCAGTAGTAAAAAGTCCCTTGGTCTCCACTAGTATTCCGTTCTGGAGAATAAAGTCAGGGGTATAGGTACGGTATGCCAAGTCCTCCCACTCAATTTTTACTGCCTCGTACGTGTAGGGAACTTCTAACTCTGTTAAGTACTGAGAGAGTCTGTGCTCTAGACCGGATCTAAATCCATACTTTTTAGCTACTGCCGAAAAGGAGTATCGCATTACGCTAGGCTACGCCATAGGAATGTGGAAGGGAAGGTAGGTGTTTGATACGCAGAGTACCCTCCTAATCCCATAGCCCGTAGTTCACCTTGTAGAGCTTTTTCAGCTTCTCGTTTAGACTCAAAAGCTACACGCAGACGTGCCGTCTTCAACTCTCGGTACCTATTTTTAGCTGCACGAAGCTCTCCTTCCATTGCACGGATTGAATTTTGTAATTCTTCCATCTCATTTTGTTCGTCTTCTGTCATAGGTCTATTCCTTTCTGTTACAGAAATGTTGCCGTTAACAGCGGCAAGGTTGTACATATAGTAAATGTACCGTTAAGTGTCAATAGTTTTAACAACTTTAAGGTAATCTACCATCTTGGGATTTTTAGCCTTAGAGAACACGGACGGTAGTGTAACAAGTGATGGCCAGCAGGACTTCTTAAAAGAACAGAAAGAACAGCTATTGTTTAACACCATATTACCCGTGATCTTACCATTGAAGGTTTCAGGCTCAGGCTCATACTCTCGAACCAGTTCGTTGTTGTGTATCTTCTTGGCCGTACTTTTGAGCTTGTGCATAACCTCCATAGTGTTAACACCATCCGCAGGAACGTATTTAAATTCCCCAGAGGCTTTACTAACTACCCACCAACCTCCGACATCGTAGCCAGATGCTTCTGCATAGCCAACTAACTGGCCTACGTAACCGAATGAGTCGCCTTGATTAAGTGTCTCGAACGACTCAAACTTGTTTTTGTAGGACCAGTTAGACGCTGACTTAATGTCATCAACCTTTCCGTCAATTACGATGTCATAGGTACCAGAGATCTTCGTGTCTCCAAGTTCAAGCTCGACACTGGCGTTGTCTTGATATTCTACACCCGCTTCTGTAAGCAGAGCTTTAAACACAGTCTCAACGATGTCCCCTAGTAACATGTTCATAACAAAGTTATACGGAGGCGGAGTAGCTTTATCAGGTGCATTTTTGTACCACCAAAGTTGACAGGAAGGTCGTCCGATATTTGACATACGTAAACCGAAAGTCTTTCTGTCGGACTTCCCCCCGAACTGGCGTTGTACAGCCTCAGACACTTCCTTGGCTATGCGTTCAATTGTAGTGTCAGAGATAGAAGACTTACCAGAGGCAGCATCTTCCATGTACTGCACCAACGCCAGTTCAACGGGATGCTTCATTATACGGGCACCTCCTCTGTGTCTTCAGAAAAGACATTAGAAATCTCACCTGCTAATGCTGTGTCCGCATCATCATAACTATCGTCCTGAGAATTGTTTTCTGCCCAGGCTTTTAGGATATACCGATTGTACCCGTCAATCCAATCCATGAACATGGAGAAGGTATCTTGATCTTCCTTGGTAATTGAATGTGACGTGTCCATATCGACTGATGACACGGGTACATAGTAAGAATTACCGTTGGGTAATTGTACATCCGTGGTCGATAGCTCTACACTGTGCTGGATAGGCAACCTCTTCTTACGTGAGAAGGAAGAGAATACGTCTCCAATTTCCTTGTACGCTGTGCGGTTCTCAATCTCCCAAATACAGGCTTGATGGTTGACGTTATCTACAGGATCTCCCTTCTCATCGAGAACGTCGTTTAATAAGACAGAACCAAACACTACTCGTGTACGCTTGATCTGTCGGATTAGATCCTGTGTGGAAGCAGGAAGAGCCTTAAAGTCTTTAACCCAACCGCCTGGCTTTCCACAATTGAAACCACCAGCATTGTCCTTTAGATCCTTGTTAAGATTATCCGACATCACAGTCTTGACAAACCTGTTGGGGTTGTTGCCGTCGCCCTTGATGAAACGCTTGTACATAAAGCGTTGAGCAAATGGGCGAAGACTAATTGAAGAAGCGTAGTAGGTTGGTCCTTCTGGTACTTCAAAGCGATACATTCCAGCAGGTACTACTTCCATTCTAACTTTCTTACCCTTTACCTCTGTATCACCCATGATGCTGGAGTGGGAAATACGTAGACGTGGAAGCGTCTGTGTCTTGTTCGAGGCGTCCTCTACGGACATACCCATAACCTTAGCAAGCGAGTCAAAGTTATTAGTGTCGAGTACTGCTACTTGATTCGTCATGTTTTATTTCTCCTTTGAGTTAGGCTGCTTCAGAAAGTTCGAGCCAGTTAATACCGATTTTAGGTTCTAGCATGAGAGGGACATTGAAGTCAATACCCCATCGCAAATTAATTACATCTGTTAGTGTTTCGTTTACGACGCCTATAATCTTTATGACATTTTCTTCCTCCTGTGGATGAACATCAACAACGATACTGTCATGTACAGTGTTTACAATGCATGACTTTAGTTTCCCTAGCATAGAGTCTATCTCTAGAAATGCCAAGGGTACAATGTCAGCGGTAGCAAAACTTTGTACAGGATAGTTTTTAATCTGAGTAAAGTACGTCACACTACCATTCATTCTCCTTTGTACACCGGGAAAGTAAAACTGCCTACCAGAAGGTGTAGTAATAACACCCTTATTAAGGGCATCTCGTGCCAGATCCTGATGCCATTTAGAAATGCCCTCGTACTTTTTTGTGAAATGTTTGTAGTAAGCGGCTTCCGCAGCAGTCCTTCCGTACCCTGTTGCCCCGTACAAAGGGGCGAAGGTGTGAGCTTTGGCTTCCTGGCGTGAGGTAGGCTGACCCGCTTCCGTTATAACACTTGCTGTGTACGAATGCACGTCAAACCCTTCGCTTACTTCTTTCATAGCTACCTCATCTTGAGAAAGAAACGCGGCGGTACGAAACTCTAGTTGAGCAAAGTCAGCTTCGAGTATCTTCCCATCTTCCCATCTAGATACGAAGACTTTCTTAACGGGAAACGTACCGCCGCGCGGCATATTCTGCATGTTTGGTTCTTTACCACTAAGTCTACCAGTAGATGTCATGTGTTGGTTGAGTCGCACATGCAGAAACCCGTCTCTTTTAACATGTTTGCCTATGCCATCCACGAATGAATTGATATAGGTGTCCAAGGCAGACAGTCGCTGCACCTTTCGCAGAAACTCTGCTGCCTCATCTTTTTTATACCTAACTGCCGACCGTTCTAGAAAAGATAGAGATGTTTTATCAGTTACAAAACCGTGGGATGAGTAGAACTTACTTGTGGGCGGCTTGATCTTCAGCCCAGCAATTGCGTTCCCCTGTACAACAGTGTAGCCTTTACCTTGGCACTCCGAACAATTGGTTTCTTTCTTAAAAAGTTCTCCGTTCTTTTTAACTTTTCTAATCTTACCCGTGCCAGAGCACGTAAAACACTTACGTAAATAAGATTTCCACACGGGTTCTGTGTGGTTGGACACCATCTGACTAAAATTTTTCTCCGTAATTTTAGACAGTCCCATCTCAGCCCAAGCCTTTTTGTCTTTAGGTCTACGGCTATACAGGACAGTAGACAATTGCTCAGGGCTAGCTAGATTAATTGGAACATCTCCCATTAGCTCTTTAATTTTAGTGTCTAAGTACTCCGTAATTTCCTGACGTTCGCGTACAAACTGCTCACGCACATCGTAAAGTGCGCCTTGATCTACGCGAAAGCCTCTCCGGTACATACTGGTAAGAGCCTTTGCCATCTCGTTTGAGAGCACAAGTGTGTTTTCAAGTGAGGGTAATTCGTCTGTGTAGAGAAGCTCGCGCTGCACTTCTTCTAGCTGACAGGTTGCACGTAGGTCAGCAATTAAATACTCACGCAATTCTTCACCCGGAATATCCCGAACAGACACACCCTGTTTTAGATAGTTCTTTAGCGTGTCATCCTTCTTTGTTTCTAGATCGTATCGGTCAGCGCATACACCTAGCGATAGTCCAGCCTTCTGTCCCCGTAAAAAAATGTACTCTGCAATCATAGTATCGTAGACACTACCTTCGTAGATAAACCCTGTTTCCCACAGCCAGATGAGATCGTGTGAGATGTTATGGCCAATAAGAAGCGTTGTCTTATCCAGGTATCTTTGAAGTTTCTCACGCCCGTTTTCTGTTGGTGGTAGATCGGAATGGTCAAACACGAACACCTGCTGGTCTTCGTTCTCAGGAAGAATACCCACCATAACTAAAGAATTTTCTTCCTCGAAAGGATCAAGATACAAGGTACCGTTCCGAGTTACTGTCGTGTTCTCAACGTCGAGTACCATCCTCATGTTACGTGTCCTTTCCAGTTTCTACAAAGTTTAAGTTAGCACTAAAGCTCCTACGTTCACCTACTGTGCTAAAGGGATAGACACAGTGAAAAAGATCTGCTGGGAACAAATAGAAGTCTCCTACCTGCGGCTTAACCATAAAGTTGGTCATTGACCAGTGGCTAGGTGTGCCGTGTGCAAATTGAATATGCCCATTACTTGGGTGATGGTCAGTGTAGTCTTCCTCCCATTCTTTGTCAATACCCTCTGGTAATTTTAGATAACCGACACAAGATAGTCGGCAGTGTGTATGAATGTGTAACGGGTTATACTCGTTTTCAAATTGCCGGACAACCCAAGCCGACACCAATTCAATACCGTAATTAAATTTTTCTGTGTTTAATGTTCTCAGCCCTAGAGAATTTCTAACTTCACTGAACGCTACATATTCTGCAATAAATTGTTTTGTCTCCTCAAGAAACTTCTCCTTCATATCTTCGTTGAAAGTAAGTTCCTCTTTAACTTTTCCAACCAAACTGTGTGAATAGTCTTCCATTCCTACCGTTTGAGTAGTTCCTATTGCTTGATCTAGGTTATCTACCTGACGATTCAAAAGGTTAATCAACTCATCCGATAGTTTAAGGTACCCGATAGCCGGTCCAAACGGAGCAAATATATGTTTGTCTTTGGTAGGTGTGTAGAAAGTTGCCATTGTTATCTCCTTACGCTGTATACAAGGCTTTCGTGTGATCGAATTCACAAGTTACCATGCCGTGCCAGCCATTTAATTTGTTCTTAACGACGTTCACGTATCTGTAGTTATCTTGTTCTTCCTGTCCGGTTATAACAGGATTTCGCGCAAGTAACAACATTAAATCTGCTTCTGCTGCCTTACCTGTCTTTGATCCTTCCATCATTGACTGGTCTAACTGTACTCTTCCCTCCGCTTCAGCGGATAGTTGAGACATATAAAAGATACAGCAGTTGTACTTCTTTGCAATCTGCCGTGCGTATACGACATTTCGTTTTAAGATTTCATCAATACGCATCGTGGATGTGGTGTAGTCTGCAAACTTATCTCCCATGTCAAGCACGACTACATCAGGTTTATGGTACTTACACACCGACTCTACCCAAGCCATGTTGTAGTCAGAAGCATTCTTAACTTTCAACCAGGGCATACGCCTAGTACGCCAGTGTTCAAAATACTTTTCTTTGTTTTTCAGAATGTCCTTACTGCTCGCGTCAGACGATGCATTTAGATAGCGCACGATAACTCTATCGTAATCTTCTTCGTTCAAAAGTACTACACAGTTAGCACCCTGTTCAATGAAACCGTTCTTACCAGCCAAGAGACTAGCGTGAAAAGATGTCTTACCTGTGTTTGGACGGGCACCAACTTCTATTAGTTGCCCGCCGTTCACTCCTTCAATCTTCTGCGCCAACGAGCTTAGGTTAATTCGCCACCTGTACTTGTTCTCTTCTGCTTCAAGTAGCCTTTCAAAGGAAATGTCCTCCCAAGCAACAGACACACGTGGGACAAAGTTATCGTCGTACCTATCAACTAAATCACGCAAAGGTTGTAGGCTTGTGACAGATCCGTTGACACATTCAAAACCTAAGTTAGCTATCTCTTCACCAATAGCTTGTTGGAAAAGTTTAGATAGTACGGATTCAGCAATGTCCCTTCCCATAGGGAGTTCGTCGTTTAGTTTAGAAAAGATAACGCGATACTTATCTTTATTGGCAGTTGTCATGGTTGGATTTTCTGCCATGAACACTGCTTCAATTTCGTTAGGAGAAAAGTCCCTGTCGAATTGTGACATAGCCTTGTCTAAAGTGTGCTTAATCTTCTGTATGTCTTTCGAGAAGAGCTTGTCAGGGCACCTATCTCCGCTGTGGTTTTCGTAGAAGTTTTTGTTCATCAGGCTACGTAGTAGTGACAGTTCCATTACATGTTCTCCAAAGCAGCTACATCATCAGAATTTCGGTACTTGAGGTCGTCGTTTAAGTTTAATACTTTAACGGTGTTCACGTACAACCGCAAGTCTTTTGCTATAGAAAGTGACTTGGTCATGGCGTCAGGATCAAGAGCTATAATTACCGTGTCGTATTGAGATAGGTACTTCATATGATCATTTGATAATGATGTACCCATTAAAGATACACCTACCCTCTCCTGTGTCCCTACTACAACAGCACTAACACAATCTTCCACAACCACAGCAACACTACCACCGCCGTGAACAAACGGCAAGGGTGACTTACCATACCGTTTCCACTTTGGCACACGGTTACCTATTGATCTACCGGTGGCGTCAACTATTTGGCCCCCGTGTTTAATAGGGAACACTACCCTATGTTCTAGAATATCGTAGCGGAAAAGCGATTTGTGCTGCTCTATGCCCCAACCTGTCAGCCATGTGGTTGCCTTGGCTGATCTATCTACAGATACGAAATGGTCAGGTAAAATAAAAGTACTGGTGGTAACGGACTTCCTGAGCAACCTGTTTCGTATATCATCAACAGACAGATTTACTTTCGTTGTCCCTCTACTATTACACCTAGCTTTGTAGCAGTTCCAAACAACAAACCCGTCTAGGTTAGACACGGATAGCGTTTTGTATCCTCCACACATAGGGCAATTATCCCTGATCGACATACCCAGCGAGAGGTCTAGTGTGTCTATGTAACTCCGCATCATGTGTCGTTACGAACAGTAAAGGTATCGAAACGACCGCTCGACTTCTCCTTGTTCCTTTTCCAGAATGACATCATGTCACCCACTATCTCGTTCCACTTAGGATATTTAACCTTGTACTTAGTACGGATGCCAGACGGTTCTTCACACTCAAGATATACCCATTTTCTACCGTAGGCAACACCTAGCTTTCGCCATCCGCTGCCGATTCTGGGAAACTCATCCTGCAAGTAAAGCCAGTGATCTTCTTTCTTCATTGCTCGTTACCTTTCCTAGCAGTGAGTGCATGTAACGCACTGTTGTACGTATTTTTCATATACGGAACCAGGGATTGAGGGCTACTGTGTCCAGTCACCGCCATAATTTGGGGCAATGCAACACCTGCTTCAACCATTTCTGTTGTAGCTGTTCTACGTAGATCCGACATACGAAGATGTGATGGTATCCCTGCTTCTTTCAACACCCTTCTTCCCAATGTGGAAAGATACTTCATGGTATACGGTTGATATACCCCCTGTGTTGGCTGTGTGTGTGGAACTACCCACTTTTGAAATCCAAACTCTTCTTTTTGTTGCGTAAGCATCGCAATAAGATCGTCAGAGATTGGCAGGTGAACGGAAACTCCCCTCTTAGATTGTTCTATATCAACTCTTTTATCCTCTAAGTTTAGGGAGTCCCACGTTAACGTCCGCATGTCTCCTAGTCTTTGACCCCACTCGTATGCCATTTGAATGATGAGTCCGAGATTACGGAATTCAAACTTACTATAGCAGTACTCAAGAAATTGAGCCACTTGTTCTCTGGTCCACATAGTCTTTCTCGGCTTTGTGGCCACACGTTTTACATGTGAAAACGGGTTGCTTCTCTCCACCATTTCCATAGACTCTGCGTAGTTCCACGCTCTAACGGATGCAGTCAGAACATGGTTAGCTAAGTGCGTACCACGAACCAACCAGTTTTCGTAAGCCTGTTTTGCATGAAAGTTTCGTAACTCATTTAGTGGTATCTCTCCCAAGTCTTCTAGCATAACAGACAAGAACCTTCTATAATCGTGCTGCGTCCCTTCTTTTGTCCTAAAAAATTCAGGAGATTTCAAAAATCTATCTACCACATCATGCATTGTTTTCTTTTTTCGGCCCACGGAATGTATCCTTTTTACTTGTTGCATCCAGTTTATAAAGTGCTCTTGTAATTAAGTCTACATCTTTTCTAACCGCATTAGTTACTGCGGCGCTGGTGTTTCTACGTTCACCTTTAGAAACGTAGTGCTTTCCAGAAGATTTTTTTCCTTTAGCCATCTACTTTCCAGTCCTCCATTATATAATCGTACAGAGTGTTCTGTTCATCTTCGAAGATCTCGTAAATGATAATGCGATCTCCCGGTTTGCCGATCTTCCTGGCGCTTGTCTTACAAGATATCAACGTGTTAAAGGGGTAGTTATTAACGCCCCCAGTTGGTCGAGAGATTATCAGTTTGTAGTATCTATGCATCAGGTAACGTATCTTCTTCGTGTTTGCCGTGCATGTACGAAGATGTGACTGCTTGCTCCGCAGGTAGGTCAAGAGAAGCTGCGTGAGCACGAAGCTTTTCTACAACCGCCATAAAAGCGGGGGCTTCAGATCCCTTCAGATCTACTCTTGATAGAAATTCTAGAATGTGTTTGATTGTATTGACGTCCATTTTTTATCTCCTTAATAATCTTCGTCAGCACCCCATAAACCAAAGTCACGTCTCTGTGCTTTGTCTAGGGCTTCTTCAAGCTCGCTTTCTGAGCTTCAGGTATAGATGGAATGATAAACTTCTACTCCTTCAGAAAGATCATTGGCACGGTCAGCATAAATAATTCTTGTCCGGTACCATGATCGGCATTGTAATCCGACATATGCCAGAAGGCGTTGGGGGTAACTCACGTACAGTCACCAGCCAGGAGCAGAGTAGTCTCTATCCTTTTTATAAGATGCAAAACCATCTAGTCCGTATGCTGGGCAAACCAAAATCTTCTCAGGCAAACCCATGCTATCCTTCTCACCTGCTTCACCACAGATAAAAAAGTGACCAGACTTTTCAGACATTGCATGTTTGAACATAGTCTCGTACTTCTCAACCTTCTTCCGAAGAAGTAAAACTTCTTCATAGTAATCTATCATATCAGACATTTATTCAATCTCCTCGATATCAGCAACTTCAACCTCAACCATTTCACCATTGCGAACAACGTAGTGTTTAACTTTATTCGCCGCACATCTGATATAAGCACGACCACCATCAATCATATTACCGTTCTCAAACCGTTTATAATCATGACGATGGGCACTGTACTGTAGATCACCAGTATCATCTTCAACAAGCCCAAACTCTACAGATTCAATTCGATCGGCATTGGTAATCATAATTTGTGGCTTTTGTGTTACTCGTGTATCAAC